ACTCAGCAACAAACACCCTGGCGAGTTCTTCTACTCTGTCGGCCAACGCACTCATGGTTGGTGGCGGGGCCGGTGTTGCGCCTACTACGATCACGACGGGTACAGGGGTTGTCACAGCCCTCGGAGTGAACACGGGGTCAAGTGGGGCGTTTGTTGTCAACGGCGGTGCCTTGGGCACACCGTCTAGCGGCACGGTCACCAACCTGACTGGCACTGCATCTATCAACATCAACGGCACGGTTGGTGCGACCACTCCGACTACCGGCGCGTTCACTACGGTGTCTGCATCGGGTGTGGTAACGGTGTCTGCCGGTTCCGTCAGTGCCCCCGCGATTATTCCCACAGGCGATACCAACACGGGCGTCTTCTTTCCGGCAGCGGATGAGATCGCGCTTGTTGAAGGTGGCGTAGAAGCATTGCGGATTACGTCTGCGAACTTCACGCGCCCTCTGGCCTACGCCGATACGGTGGTGGCTTTGGGTAACAGTGGAACCGCCACAACCATCAATCTCCAGTCTGGCAACGTGTTTACAGCCACGCTGACCGGCAACTGCACATTCACGCTGTCCAATCCAATCGCCACGGGGTCGTCTTCGTTCACGTTGATCTTGACGAACGACGGCACAGCCGGTAGAACTGTGGCTTGGTCTGGTGGAACTTTCCGATTCCCCGGCGGGGCGTCGGCTCTTGGCCGTACCACTACAGCAAACGCTGTCGATGTTTGGGTATTCTTCACCCCGAATGGCGGCACGACGTGGTACGGTGCTATCCCCATGAAGAACCTTAGTGCTTAATAGGAGCAAAAAATGACCTTTGAAGAGCAACTGCAAATGCAGACCGCCATCGCGACCGCACAGGCTAATGTCGGGGCGCAGGAAAGCGCAAAACAACGCAAGTTGGAGGCAGTGCGGATTGCACATGCAACGCTGACCGAAAACAAACGCAGCCTTCCCGTGGATCAGCGTCAGATTACGGCGGTTGAAATCACGGCGTTTGCTGACACGCTGAACGCCCACATCAACGCCTGATGGAAGGCTTTGCCTACTTCCCGGCTATCGTCTACCGAGATGAGCGGCCCGACTTGGCTGAGAAGGTTCTGCCGACATGCATCCAATATCTGGATCAAGTTCGCAAGCCCGAGTGGCCGATGTCTCAGTCCGCCCATCTCGCACACGATCCTGCCTTCAGGGAAGTGGCAGACTACCTTCTGCTGTCAGTTGTAGACCTGTTGCGGAGCCAGGGATACGCGGTAGACAAGTACGACTTCTACCTCTCCGGCCTCTGGGCGCAAGAGATCAATCGTGGCGGCGGCACCAATGTGCATGTCCACAAGAACAGCCAGATGTGCGGCTGGTTCTTCCTCGAAACCCCGCAGGGCGGCGCGTACCCCATCTACCACGACACCCGCATGAACAAGTCTATGATCGAACTGGACTTCGTGCAGGGCGCAGAGGTCAGCAACGCCACCAACATCATCCACTTCAACAACATGGTGCCTGGGACCGTGATGTTCGGAAACTCGTGGATGCAGCATCAACTGACTGGCAGCAACGCCGACACCCCGACGCGGTGCATTCACTTCATCGTGTCCCACAAGGAGCGCCCGTGCAGCATGTGCTGACGCCTTATGCCACCCCCATTGAACCCTCTGTTTGGTGGGAAAACGGCTTTACGGAGCAGGAACTGAATTGGCTTCAAGAGAAAGCACGTAGGGCTGAACAACGGGCGCAGGCCGGTGGCATGCAGAACGAAGAAGAACTGAAACAGATTCGCCGGTCGCAAGTATCTTGGCTGGAGAAGAACCAAGAGACCGCCTGGGTGTTCCAGAAACTAGGTCACATCGCTTCATCACTGAACGCTCAACACTTCCGATTTGACCTTACGGGTTTTGGTGAACCCATCCAGTTAACCAACTACGATCAATCGGAACATGGGATGTACGGATGGCACGTGGACTATGGGGGCAAGATAGGCCCGAGTCGCAAACTCAGTCTGGTTCTTCAACTGAGCGACCCGAGTCAGTACGAGGGGGGAAACCTCCAAGTAACTATTGGTGGTCAGCCGCAAACCGTTCGCAAACAGCGGGGTCTGGTGGCAGCATTCCCCTCGTATGTACTCCACCAAGTGACCCCCGTGACAAGCGGTAACCGTCAATCCCTTGTGGCCTGGGTTACAGGCCCTGCATTCAAATGAGCGCCGAGTACAAAGACTTCATTGCCGTTTACCGGGATGTATACCCGGAAGGGTACTGCCAGCATCTGATCAAAGAGTTTGATCGTTTGGTCGAGTCCGGTGCGGGTTACAACCGCCAGCGTGGGGAAGGTGCACCAAAGCATCGCAAAAACGACCTACAGTTGGGTCTGAATTTTGGTGTTCAAAGTGCTGCTGACTTCAATGGTGCTCGGGCCGCACGCATGTTTTTTGACGGTCTTCAGAAATGCTATGACCATTACGCTGAACAATTTTCGGTTCTGAAGGACGCAAAGATTTACGGCACAGCCATGAAGATGCAGCGTACTGACCCAGGCGGTGGGTATCATGTGTGGCACGCCGAGCAGGGCAATAATGAAAATTCTGCTCGCGTATTGGTATATATGCTATACCTCAACACACTAAAGCCCGAAGAGGCGGGCGAAACAGAGTTTTTGTATCAGCAGCGCAGATTGCAGCCGATTGAAAACACGATGGTGTTGTGGCCCGCTGCATTTACACATGCGCACCGTGGCAATACCGTTTTTGGTGAGCGCAGCAAGTACATCGTGACTGGCTGGTTCTACTACGAGTGAGGAAAAAATGCCCGCAGGAACCCCAAAAATTGCAATGTTTGGCGCCGGTGGCGTTGCCGGTGGAAGTGTAACTTTTAATTCGCCCGGTACCTTTACAGCCCCTACTGGCGTATCTAAAGTAAACGTCAGTGCCAGAGGGGGGTCTGGTAACCCTGGTAACCCCGGAGGTAGTGGGGCAGGGTCTGGCGGTGGTTTTGGTGGTTTGGGCGGGGCTGTGCTAGCGTATCAGTATACTTGGGCCGGGTGCCCCTGTAATGCTTATTATCAATTTGCTGCGTATGGTAGTGGTGGCGGGCTCGGATATGGTGGGTATAACCTTAACCCCTGGTCAGGTCCGGGCCCGAACGGAAACCCTGGAAATGTAGGTAATGTAACGTCTGTCCTTGGGGGCAACTACCCCGGCGGGAATGAAGGGACCGGGGGGAATGGTGGCAATTCCACCGGCCCAAATGCCCCGGGCGGGAGTTGCGGCGGGCAGGGGGTTTTGTATTATACGCCACCGGGCGTTCCGCTTGGGGGCCTTTGTAATGGTAACGCCGGTAACTCAGGTTCGGGTGGACCTTTTGCCGGTTTTGGCGCTAACGGTGGCTGCCCTTACGCTACCCCCATTCGAGGCGGAGGCGGTGGCGGCGGGGCCGGTGCTTCTGGTTCTGGCCTTAGCGGCTCAACACCCACAGGCGGTGGCGGGGGCGCGGGTGGGGGCGGCCCTGGAGGGCCGGGGGGCAGTTCTGGGGGGGCTTACGGATGCTCGGGTTCGCCCGGCTCTAATCCTTACGCCGGAGGCGGTGGCGGCGGCGGCTCTACTTTCGGTACTACTTGTTTTTACCCGCTTCCGTACGGCGCTACTGGCGGAGGCGGTGGCGGCGGTGGTCGAGCAAATACCATATACCCGGGCAACCCTGGAAACGCGGGCAACCCAGGAAATCTGGGCCTTTCCGGGGGTAATAATTGTGTGCCTGTAACTGGTGGTTCAAGTTATCCAGTTACAGTTGGGCCGGGCGGTTTTGCAACAATTTCGTGGAATCCTCAATAATATGATGGTCGACGGAAGAAAACTCAACGCCAAAGAACGTGCGCTGATTGACGAACATAACCGCAAGATGCGGGAACGTCAGTTTGAGAATGCGCTTAATGAATCCGCATGCCGCGCCCGTAGTGTGATGGTTGGCACAGCGTTTGGCGGGACTTCAGAAATATCCATGCGTCGTGCGGATGGCACAGTGACCTTCGCCTTGTTGCAGCCGGTAGAGGTGGTGGAATTGATTAACCAGATGGCTGCTAGTATCGGCTGCCACATTCATATCCAGCCGCGCAAAGATTTTTCTAGTTGGCGTGAGTGGAAGCATTCTGAAGAAGAGTTGGCGCACTTCCGTGGTATTCAGCATCAACCGGGCGCGGGGCACCCACCACACGCCAAAGCGATAGTTGACGGTGGATACTCCACGCAACTACCCGCTCCAGAACAACAGCCTGGACTTCAACCCGCCATGATGGCAAGGAGTAATGAAAATGAGCAAACTGTGGCAGATCAAAAACCTGTCAAGCGGCGAAGCACTAAACGAGCCGCAACCCCTGCCTGAAAACTGGGGGCCGATCTTTGGCATGTCGGGGTTTCTCGACAAGATCGGTGACCTGACGTGGATGGGTGACCCCGAATATGCGGGGTGCGGTTGGGTGGAGGTTGGTGATGGCCCTGACGCCCCCGCCGCTTCTACTCCGGCAGAACTTGCCTGGGATAAGGCCAAGAAACTTTTGGCTGAGTCAGACTGGTCCGTGCTGCCTGATGTGCCCATGATGGACTTCCAACGTGCTGCTTGGGTTGCGTACCGCAAATCCCTGCGCGAGATTCGCCTGCACGCGGACTTTCCCAACATGGCATGGCCTGTTCGCCCTGAGTGAACAAATACACGATCCGGTTTAACAAGTCACGCGGACAACCGGGTCGTGGCTCCATGCTTCATGTCTGGCGTGTGTTTGAGGGCAACAGGGAAATTCTTGCCAAGCACGTCAGGATTGAAACCCGGTCGTGGACGGAGTTGGATGCCAACGGGCAGGACTACAACATCGCGTGCCGTGGGCGCATGATGTTCTTTGAGGACACCGATACGGTGGTGATCACGGAGTAAATCATGGCATGGTCAGACGTACTCAAGGCAGTTATCCCCATCGTGGTGGCTGCACTCGCATGGCTACTGGGGCAGGTTGCATCCTTCTCTGAGCGTCTGACCAAGATTGAGGGGCAGATGCCTGCTCTCATCACCAAGGAAGGCGTGCCCACCGACAGCCCGATCAGCGCCGAGCGCAGGGCGATCTTGAAAGAGCAACTGATGACGCATATCAATGATCTTCAGGTCAAGGTCAGGCTGCTTGAAGAGCGTGAGCGCATCGCCAAAGGGAACAAGTAATGTTTGAAATCCTAAGTGGTGGCCTACTGGGCAGCATCTTTGGTGGTCTGTTCCGGCTCGCCCCTGAAGTCCTGAAGTTCATGGACAAGGGAAATGAGCGCAAGCACGAACTGTCGATGTTCACGCTCCAGACCGATCTGGAAAAGATGCGCGGCCAGTTCAAGATGGAAGAAAAGTACGTTGACTACAGCGTCAACCAACTCGACGCCATCAAGGAAGCCTTCAAGGAGCAGGCCCAGACCGCCAAGGAGGCCGGATGGTTTGTGGCGGCGATCTCTGCCCTTGTCCGCCCCGGCATCACTTGGGCGCTGTTCTTCATGTACGCCACGGTGAAGGCGGCTGCGATCTACATGGCCTTCAAGTCGGGCGGGCATTGGTCAGAAGTCATCACCCGCGTTTGGGATGCCGACGACTTCGCCATGCTCAATATGTGCCTGACATTCTGGTTCGTTGGAAGAAGCATTGAGAAGTACCAGAAGTGACCACGGAAGCCATCCGTATCGCACGGGAGGCGCTGTGCAAGCCCTTTGAGGGTTACGCCAGGCGCCTGCCGAACGGTGACTGCAAAGCCTATCCCGATCCGGGTACGGGTGGGCATCCTTGGACGATTGGCTACGGCAGCACCGGCCCCGAGGTGACGCCCGATACGGTCTGGACACTACAACAGGCCGAAGCCTCCCTGGACAGCCACCTGCTGCACTTCTCCGTTGGCGTCATCAAACTATCGCCAATACTGATCAAACAACCCGCTCGACGCCTTGCCGCCATCATCAGTTTCGCGTATAACTGCGGGCTAGGAAACTACCGCATCTCCACGCTAAAGAAGCGGGTTGATGCCCAGGATTGGGCGGGTGCGTGCGAGGAAATCGTCAAGTGGAACAAGGCCGCAGGCCGCGTATTGAGGGGACTAACCC